GGATATTGTAACTGGATCAATATCAGGTGCGACATATTCAGTTTTAAGAAGTGGTGATTTTATATCAGCACCAGGATATGAAGATTCAGAAACAATTCAAGAAGAATCGGATTTAATTATAGATTTTAGTGAGAAAAATCCGTTTGGTGAAGTTTAAAATAAATAAAATAAAGTAGTTGAAGTAATGTCCAAGCAAGTAATATCAATAGGAACAAGTGCTAACGATGGGACTGGTGATGATCTTAGAACGGGTGCAAGTAAAATTAACGCAAATTTTACAGAAATTTATAATACCTTTGGAAATGGAACTACATTAAATGGGGCACAAGGAGCACCAGGTGCTCAAGGTGCTGCAGGTGCTCAAGGATCTCAAGGACCTGCTGGTTCTGGAGGTGCTGGAGAATCTTACTGGATTCAAACAGCAGCAGGAATCCACACACTTTCTAATGTTGGTATAGGAACCACAAATCCAACAAGTGCTCTTACAGTAAAAGGAAACACAACTTTAGAAAGTTTGAGTGTTTCTGGTGTAGTTACAGCAACTTCTTTTGTAAAATCAGGTGGGACTTCAACTCAATTCTTAAAAGCAGATGGAAGTACTGATTCGGGATTGTATAAACCTTTTGTCTATAATGGTTTTTATGATTTAGTTTTTGGTAGAAATGATAGAATTGTATTTGATTCTGATGACACCACTATCTACAAAATATCAATAAAAGGACCTGAAAGTGGTTTAACGAGAGATACTAATTACATTCTTCCAATAGATGGTGATAATGGTCAAGTATTAACTACAAATGGAAGTGGTGTTTTAGGTTGGTCAACTAATTTTTATGTAAAAAATAATAATGTTGGTATAGGAACCACAAATCCAACGGATAGATTGACAGTTCAGGGAGGTAATGTATCAATAGGTGGAACTGTCTCTGTTGATGGTGGAGTAAAACTAGCAACAAATAATGCAACTATTGTAGGAACATCAGGAACAGCAGGAGAAATTAAGAGAATTGGTGGAGCACCATTCTTCTATGATGGTAGTGCTTGGAGAGAATTTGTTCTTTCTTCAGGTACTCCAGTTTCTGTTCCTGCAGATACTGAATGGGATAATGTAATTTTAAGATGTACTTTTGATACTGACTTTACTGATTCAAAGTTTGGTGTATCTCCAGTTAAAATAGGAACAGGATGCAGTATTGTAGGTGCTGCTGTTACTATTGGAACAGGTGCTTACAGAAACGATGGTACTCTTGGAGCAGGTATATCCTTTGCATATAGAAGTGATTACGACTTTGATGGTGCCTGGACAATTGAGTTTTGGATTTTCCACGATTCACCAGTGCCGAATGGAGAATACCGATCACTCATTTCAGTTCAAAATGATACTAATAATTCTGGTGAATGGACTTTTGGGTTACATAATAATGGATTTAATCATTATTGGTATTGGTCTAATGAAAATCAAGTTGCAGAAGCTACACTTCTTGTAGAAGCAAACTCAACATTCAATTCAAATTATCTGAGGAAATGGATACATTATGCACTTGTCAGAGAATCTAATAATGGTTCTTTGCACTTTTATATAAATGGTGTGGAAACTGATTATACAAAGAATAATCAAATAATTGATAATAATATTCTCAATATAAGTGGTTCTGGATTGTATATTGGAAGTGGAGAAACATATCCAACTATTAATGGTGTAGTATGGAATAGTACTGGAAGTATAGACGCAATTTTTGATGATTTAAGAATTACAAAAGATGTAAGATATACATCAATTGGAATTAGCACTTATGCAACATTCAATCCACCAACAACTGCACTCCCAACTACTGGAACACTTTCATCTTATGTTCAACCACCAGGAGATAAGTATGGTGAAATTACTTTAGGTGGATCACCAACCTGGAGAGGAACATCTGGAGTTACTGTTACTCAACAATCTAGTGGAAATTATCGTGTAAGTTTTGCAAGTACCTACACTAATAGTAATGATTACTTTGTACTAACACAGGCTATGGATCAAGGTTTTGCATCTTATGTTGGTGTTGCTAGATCCACTACTCATGTTGATTTTTCAATTAATAGACAAAGTAATGATGCTGCTGTTAATACTGGTTCACTTTCTGTTCAGATTAAGAATCACATTTAAACAATCAATAAATAATAAAATAATTAATATTATTTAAAATGCTTGGCAATTATTTTTATAACAAATGCATTCATAAAACTGTAGTAGCATTTGGATCCTTATTTAATAATATTAACATCAAACACTTAGATGAGGATGGTCAAACTCTATCAACTCTAAAGGTTCCTCTAGCATATGGACCAATACAAAAGTTTTTGTCAAGAGTAGAACAAAGTAAAGATGGAAACAGAAGGGTTGCCACTACTCTTCCAAGAATGTCATTTGAAATGATTTCTATTGATTATAATCCACAAAGAAAAGCATCGACTATACAAACATTTAAAGCAACTAGTATAGAAGACGGTAAAGAAGTAAAAAATATTTACAATCCTGTCCCATATGATATTGGATTTGAATTAAATATCGTTTCAAAAACGCAAGACGATGTTCTTCAAATTATAGAACAGATTGTTCCATTTTTCCAACCATCATTTAATGTAACTGTAAATTTAGTTTCAGAAATATCAGAATTAAAAGATATTCCAATTATCTTAAATAGAATTAATTTTAGAGATAGTTATGAGGAAGATTTTAAGCAAAGAAGGTTGCTGTTTTATACTTTAACCTTTACTGCGAAGACGTATATCTTTAGTCAGATTCCAGAAGATAGTAGTGGACTTATTAAGAAAGTTCAAGTTGATTATGCTGCTGACTCTATCCTAAGTGCAAAGAGAGTAATGAGATATACATCTACTCCAAAGGCACTAGAGGATTATAATGATGATGGTGTTATCAATTCTTTAGATGATCCATTAATTGAATATGGTGACGATTTTGGATTCAATCAAAACCTAGAAGAATTTGGAGATTTTAAAACATACAGTTCAACACAAGGCACTGATGTAGATATTTGATATGAAAGAAAAGAATTTTGAAAATATTAGTGATGCTTTAGATGTAGAAACTAAATTAGTTTCTGTAGAAAAAGTTACTGAAGAAATAAAGTCTGTCCCAGATGACCCTCAAAAAGATTACGAATACACAAGGGCAAATCTTTATCAATTAATTGAAAAGGGTCAAGAGGCAATTAATGGAATTTTGGAGATTGCACAAAGTTCTGATCACCCAAGAGCATATGAGGTTGCTGGTCAACTAATTAAATCTGTTGGTGATGTAAGTGATAAGTTAATTGATCTTCAAAAGAAAATGAAGGATCTCGATGCTCCTCAGAAAAATGGACCGACAACTGTTAATAATTCATTATTTGTCGGGTCTACTGCAGAACTATCAAAACTCTTAAAGCAGGGACTTCTAAATAATACAGAAGAATAGTATAAAAATGAGAGATCCTAAAGGACCAACCAAACCCTACAGATCCCCGGAGGAAATTGCAAATAAGCATAAAGTTTCTTTATCTTCTGTTATGAATCAAGTTAAAATGGGGACAAAGGTTGAAGGAGAGCATACCACAAGTAAGAGTGGAGCAAAAATTACTGCACTTCAGCATGTAGATGAACTTCCAGATTATTATACAAAACTCAAAAAAATTGAAAAGAAGAAAGTATCAGAGTCTCTAGATAATAATAGAAAGATGTTAGGAGGTGAAAGATATTGTCTTCTTTGCAATAAAATGGAAAAACAAAATGATTGTTCCTGGGGTCCAAATATGTGGCAAAAATATAGTATTGCAAAAGTTCATCCCGCAAACGAAGAGTTCATTCCAGAAGACCATAAAGAAATTGCTTCTGGAAAGAAGAAGGATGATGAAGGATATATGGCAAGAATTGAGTTTGATCAGATTGAAAGATCTATTAATATTCTAAGAAGATTAATTAAAAAAGGAGATCAACAACTTCCTGCTTGGGTCCAATCAAAAATCACAAGAGCAGCAGATTTTGTGGACACTGCAGCAGAATATCTTTCTAGTGATGAGGATATTAAAGAGCAAAAAACTTTTGATGACTTCCTAACTGAAGTTGCTGCTTGGCAACGTAAAGAAGGTAAAAATCAATCAGGCGGTCTAAATGAAAAAGGACGCAAATCT